TATGATAAGATACTTGAAATATTTGCCAATAAACATAATGCAAAACATGTACAGAATTTTAAACGTGAAGACATTATAACTAAACAACTTGTACTAGCTAAAAAGAAGTACATAAAAATAGTATTACAACATGAAAAAGTTATATATGATGAACCAAAGTTTAAAGCAACTGGTGGTGAGATAGTTAAAAGTGATGTACCTAAGTTATGTAGGCGAATGATTAAAGAGACTGTTAATATATTGTTTACTGGAGATGTACCTAATAAAGAAGATGTATTGAAACATATTAAAAAAGTTAAAAAAGAATATAAGGAACAGAAGAAAGAGGAAATATCTTCTAATAAATCTGTAAATGAATACACTAAATATGCGGAACCTACAGACTATTATATAAAGAAAAAAGGATTGATAATTAAGAAAAGTACACCTATACATGTTAGAGCATCAATGAACTACAACTATATGATTGCTAAATATAATCTACCATATACACCAGTTAATAATGGAACAAAAATAAAGTATGTATATTTGAATCCTAAGAATATATTGGGTACAGATGTAATAGCATTTATTGGAAACTGGCCTAAAGAGTTTGATAAATATTTTGTAATAGATTATAGGTTACAATTTCATAAAAGTTTTTTGAAAGCGATACAAGGAATATTTGACGTAATGAATTGGGGAGAAATAAATTTAAGGGCTGGTGGTCTTAGTAAATTTATGAAAAAAAGATGATACAAACAATAATTGCACTTTGTTTAGTTGTACCATATATATGTTATCTTATATATATAAATACACATAAACATTATATATATGTTAAGAAGGGTGAGAAACCTATAGGATGGACACTTACAATTGGAAAATTTTGTATGGTAAGATTGAATAGAGATGGTATTAAAGAAACAAAATTTTTTAAGGATTAATTAGTATGGCTTTTTACGATTATAAATGTTTAAAATGTGATCATATACAAGAGGAATTTCATAGTATAACATTAGAACCAGAAATTAAATGTGAGAAATGTAATTCATTATGTAAACGTACAATACCAAACAATATGAATTTTATTTTAAAAGGTGATGGATGGGCAGGAAAAGAAATTAAACAAGCAAACCAAAGAGGTAAAAAAAATGAAATTATTGAATGATAGAATACAAGTAGAGATACTACCAGAGAAAAATAAAATCACTAAAAGTGGTATTGAAATTATACATGGTAGAATGGCTGGTTACAATGAAAACTATTTTAGAGGTAAAGTAGTGGCAATTGGAACAGGACGTAGATTTAACAATGGTAAACAAATACCAATGACGTTAAAAGTAGGAGACTATATATTGTATGCATTAAGTAATCAATACAAACAAGTAAATGGTGAAGATGAAAATGATAAAAAACTATACCACATTATATATGAAACTGATGTATATTGTGTAACTACAGAAGGAGAATAAAATGACTAATAAAAGAACAATAATTATATATGTATATTGTGAAAATACGGATAAACAAACAACACAAAATACATTAAAAGAATGGGAAAAATATTACAGTGAAAAATTAAATAATTATAATGTAGTATGTTTAAGACAGAATGATCATATTGAATTAATACAGGATTAAATAAATGAATATATATAACATATTGAAGAAAAATAAAGATGTAATGGATTTGGTATTAACAGAAACTCAAGAGAAAGAAAATGTTGATTTTTTATCTACTGGAGTTGTAGGACTGAATCTATTAATAAGTGGTAAGATTGATGGTGGTATACCTATTGGAAGGGTTACTGAGATGGGCGCACCACCTTCATTGGGTAAATCATTTGTTTCTCTCACACTAGCTAAAAATGCACAACGTAAAGGTATGTTTGTGATATTTGTAGATACCGAAAGAGCATTTGATTTTGAATGGGCTAAAAATGTTGGTTTGGATGTATCAGAAAATAAACTAATGGTTATTCAAGAGAACATGATTGAAAGTGTACAGTCAGCATTAATGAGTGTATCAAAGTCTCTATCAAAAGATGAAAAGAAAAACTTATTTATTGCTATTGATAGTTGGGGTAATTTAGTAACTGATAAAACATTATCTGATGCAGAAATAGGTAAAGATGTAAAGGATATGACTGTTACACAAAAGAAAAATACTTTTGCTAGATTGTTATTGACTACAAAATCAACTGTATTTGTAGCTAATCATACATATAGTAATATAGGTGGTTTTGGAGATCCTATGTCAATTCCAGGTGGACAAGTATTGTATCATAATTGTTCTAGTATTATACTTGCAAGAAGTAAAGCTAAAGACAAAGATAAAGACGAAATTACAGGTCAGCTTATAAGTTGTGTATGTATCAAGTCTAGGTATGCTAAAGAAAAAGCAACTATTAAATTTAGAATTAAAAATAATGGTGGGTTAGATATCTTCTATGGATTATTAGACATTGCTTTAGAACATGGTTGTGTAGTTAAAGAAGGAAGCAAATACACTAATACATTAAGCAAGAATAAATATTGGGAAAAAGAGTTGTACAATTCTGATTTCTGGTTGCCTATATTTAAGGAAACTGATTTTCCTAAATATTTAGAAGAAAGATATTCGTTTGAAGGTAAGAAGTTGGATGTATCTGAAATGGAAATACAAGAGGAACTAAATAAATGAGTGATGGTTTAACACCACAAAAATTTGAATCTTTATTACTTCAGTTATTATTTAGGGACAAGGAAGCACAAATAAAAATACTTCCTTTTCTTAATCCAGAAGTTTTCGATAAGTTTGAAAATCGGGAAATAGTAGAAAATATATTATCACATTTTGAAAAGTATGATAAGTTTCCTACTATTCCCGAATTAAAACTAAAAATAAAAAATAAAGATACATATGTACACCTAGCCAATGAGCTAAGTAAGGAAATGGATAAAGAATATGATGATCAATTTATTAAAGACGAAGTGGAAGAATTTTTCAAGGATAAGTTACTCAATAATGAGTTGTTTACTACTTTGGAGGGTATCAAAAATGGGGATAGTGCTGTCAAGTCTTCTTCACCCGATAGAATTCGTAATGCCATATCATTTAGCTTTGATTCTACTATTGGATTGGATTTTCTAAGTGATGGTGAAAAGTTATACAATGCACTACATGAAAAAGATTCTGTAATTCCTACTGGTATAAGAAATTTAGATAGATTGATTAAAGGTGGGTTCCATGAAAAATCATTAACACTGTTTTTAGCCGAAACAAATTTGGGTAAAAGTTTGATTAAAACAGCCTTTGCTACTAACTGTTTAATCATGAATAAAAACGTATTGTACATAACTCTTGAAATGTCAGAGAATAAAGTTGCTGAAAGAATAATGGCTAACTTGTTTGATACTGAATTAAATGATTTATATACAATACCTAAAGATAGATTTATGGGTGTATTTCAAAAGGTTAAAGATAAATTAAAAAATAGATTAGTTATAAAAGAATTTCCTACTAGATCCGCAAATGTAAATAGAATAAGAACACTACTAAAAGAACTTGATATTAAAAACAACTTTAAACCAGATATAATATTTGTAGACTATATGGGTATTATGTTAACCAATGTATCTAATAGACAAAACAATACTAATACAGAATTTAAAGTTATATCAGAAGAATTGCGTGGATTGGCTATGGAATTGGCTATACCTATTGTATCTTCATGTCAAATTAATAGAGGTGGGTTTGGAGAATCAGAAATAGAATTAACAGATATAGCAGAATCAATAGGTACAACAGGAACAGCCGATATAATTTTTGGTGTATCACAATCAGATGAAATGAGAGTGGCTGGTAGGTATCTATTTACACTTTTAAAGAATAGATATGGATTGAACAAGATGAACAGTATGATAGGTGTTGATTATAATAAAATGAGATTATTTGAAGTGAGTGATGATAATGAAAATTCAACATTACAAGAAACTAATCATGGTGTACCTGTAACACCTGCTGGAACTTCATCAAATATTATTGTAGATGAAACTGCTGTAAATATATTGAAGACATTAAAAGGTAATAGAACAGCTAATAAGAATAAGATAATGAATAAGAAACCAAATAATAATAAGGATATACAAATGTAATATGATAGATATAAAACTTTTACACACAATAATTGATGAAGCTGTTGATGATGCTGTATTCAATAAAATAACACATGAGCAGTTTTTTAAAATATTAGAAAAGGCTGAAATTGATTTAGATGTAATGTCGGCTAAGAAAAAGAAAAACGACTTTATTATGTTTCATAGATTTAATTTTGTTTTAAAGGAATTACACGAAACAGAAGAAGTTAATATGACTGATGCGTGTATATATATACTATCAGAAATGTTAGCAATGAAGGATTTGCTTTGCTGTTTAAATGAAGAAAATAAGTATATATTGCGTACATCGTTGGCTATAAGAAATAATATTAGCATGAAAAAATCTTCATTAGATGCCCACATGTATAAACGAAAGAAAAGTCCAAAAATTTAACACTGTCCAAAAATTTTATAGTTATATTGTATATATGGTAAGTTCAATAAAAGTATTTAGTTTTCTACATAACTGCAAAGCAAGTTTTGTACAAAATAAACACATTTCTTTAAATGGTACAGTCAGTATTGTGCATTTTAATAAACAGCCTAAATATATACTAGATATATGTTCTAGGATAGTATGTAGAATGAATAACAACCATTTTACATTCTATGATTTTAAGATGTATATAATAATTCACTATCTAACACATAGTAAACTTAATTGGCGAGACATTAATTTTAATGATGTTAAACTTGTATCTAATTCTTGCTCTAAGGAAAGATATGAAAAGGATAGTGCATTTATAAACGAACTATTAGTAAAAATCAATTTGACGTTATCGGATTTATATGTAGTAAATTCCAATGGTACTAACATAATGTACGATTTGGTGAATACAAAAAAAGTGTCACCTATATTTTATCTTATGAAGTATCACAAACCAGAAGAATTTTTCAACAATGCTAAATTTGATTTATCCGATGATTTAATTTTGATAAATAAAAGAACAGAACAAATAAAAAATAACATTAAGGAGTTAAAAAAATGAAAAGAAGAACAGTAGATTGGGGTGCAGTTACAGACACAATTAAGAAAGGAGAACAATCATCTTTTAATAGAGATGATGGATATAGTGAAAATTTATTCACACCAAAGTTAGATGAACAAGGAAAATATCAGGCTATTATTAGGTTTCTTCCTAGACCTGAAGGTGATGGTAATGGTGTACCTTTTGTAAAGTTATTTAATCATGGTTTTAAAGACGTTGGCGGTTGGTTTATTGAGAACTGTCCTACTACGTTAAAAAATGATTGCCCTGTATGTAAGGCTAACAGTGAGATATGGGACACCGATGAAATAACAGCTAGAACAAGAGGTAGACGTACTAGTTATTATTCAAACATATACATCGTATCAGATCCGTTGAACAAAGAAAATGAAGGTAAAATATTTATCTTTAGATATGGTAAGTCTATCCATGATTTGATTATGGAAAAAATTTCACCAGAAGAAGGTTCGATTGATGAACAGGTACATGTACATGATTATGATGAAGGGTTGAATTTTAAATTAAAGATTAAACCTAAAGCATCTGGTAAAAAGTCTTATAACGATTATTCTGGTTCATCATTTTCTGAAACTATTACACCAATAGCAGAGACAGATAAAGAGATAGATGCGATTGATAAAAAATTATATACACTTGAACAAATTGTCTCTCCTGATAAGTTTAAAAGTTTTGATGCTCTCAAAACCCATTTCTTATCTAAGATAGGACAAACAACTATTTCTAAATCCGAAGCACCTAAAACACAAGAAACTGTGGATGAAGATGTTGAAGAAAGTGGTTCAGAAGATACCGTATCAGAAGAAAGCGAATCACCAAATTCGTTTTTTGAAAATCTCAACAAAGATTAATTGAAAGTGAGAGGGTGGGTATATCCCACCTTCTCTTATTATATATGAATATAGATAAAAACATTATTTTAGAAAAATATTTACGTTTAGCTGTTAGAGATATACATGGAGCTAACTTTAAATCTAATCATATGAATTTTAGATGTAATATATGTGGTGATGGTAAGAAAAAAACTAATAAACGTGGACATTTATTATTAAGTAAAAGTAGAGAAACCTATGAAGAATTTTGGATGTATAAATGTTTTAATGAGGGATGTACCGCAGAAAATAAACCGTGGTCTGCTGAAAATTGGTTAAAGTTTACATCGCCTTACTTATATAAAGATTATGTTAAAGAAATATTTGTACCAACACAACAAAAAGAACTTGAATTGAAACCTAAAGAGATTGATAGATTTGAAGTAAAACGTAAAAAAGATTTAGCTATTCGTAAAGAAAAAAATGCTATAAAATATTTTATTTCTATAAACAGTAAAAGTATAAAACATAAAGACCTATTGAATAAAGCAATAACATTATGTACAACTAGAATGGTTCCAGAAAATGTATGGAGTACATGGTTTGTAGCTACTGATGGTATATATAAGAACCGTATGATAATTCCATTCTATGATAAAGGAAATAAAATATACTACTATCAGGCAAGAGATTTAATAGGCAATAGTCCTAAATATTTAAACCGTATACAAGATAAAGATAAAGCATTGTACAACATACATAATATAGATACAACTAAACCAGTAATAGCATTAGAAGGTGTTATTGATAGTTTATATGTTAAAAATAGTTTAGCTGTATTAGGATTGTCTTTCTCTGAATATATAACAGATAAATTTAGCAAGTTAGATGTACACTATCTACTTGATAATGATGAAGCTGGAAAACACAAAAGTAAAAAATTATTAGAAGAAGGTAAAAGTGTTTTTCTTTGGAGCAGATGGAAATATAAAGACTGTAAAGATATAAACGAAATAGTAATTAAATATGGTATTAAAAGTTTTGATTTTGATGAACTAAAATACTGTTTTACTACTAATGTATATGATACACTTTATTTAGAAATATAATTCAAATACAGGAAACGAAAGGATGTATGTAAATGAAAAAGATTCAAATAATTCCGCAGTTATCGGGCAACGTGGTGAAGATTTATTTGTCACACTAATAAAATCACAAACAACTCTTGATGTAATAAAAGCTAACTATACACAACAAGTAAAAGAACATTGGGACTACTGCCTTTCTGGTGGTACTTATCCTATAACCGTTGATGTTAAGGCTATGAAACGTACTAATAGATGGACAGGAGAACCACAAGATGAAGTGGTCTGGGTAGAATTCCGAAATATTTATGGAAATGACGGTTGGATATATAAAAACGCTGATTGTTTTGCGTTTGAATGTAAAGAAGGTTTTATAGTAGTGGGTAGAAAAGACTTAGCAAAAAAATGTGAAAAATTAGTTGGATTTAAAAAAGATGAAATAACTCTTGATAAAGCAAAGTCTAAAATAGAGATGTACAAGTTATATACTAGAAAAGACCGTAAAGATATTTTAACCACTATAAAAAAAC